TTTGCGTCATAATAATAACTTATTACAACTATAGAAGGAGTGAAGGATAGGCTTACAGTAGCATTTCCCTCTGCGGTACCAGCGGCATATCCCCTTCCACCTAAACTTGCTGCTGTAGCACTTCCAATTAGTCCAAATATATTTTTACCATTTGTAATATTTGAAGCTATATAGTCAGCTGAATCATAATATACACCAGTTCCTCCTGCTGGGTCATAATATCCTCGTGGAATATACATATGTAATCTTCCACTTGCAGGCTGCACCTGCTGAGCATATTGCCATACACCATAATTATTAGGTATATTGCCAATAATCTTATTTCCATTTACGTAAGCGGATACACCAGATAATAATTGTGCTGCAGTAGCTAATGCATCGGATGTATCTACGACAGAAGCTTTTCCTTGAATACCAAACATACTTTTATTAGCTTTTATATTTTCACTTAATAAGTTTGGTTCTCCATGTACATACCCATTGCCATTATGATAGCCTTTTGTAATTATTTTATTTGTTGTACCTGGCATGATAATAGCTGCTCCATTGTCTACCATAGAGCCTACAATTGGTCCATTATTTCCTGTCGCTGTAATACCATTTAACATTTTATCAGCTGTTACGTTTCCACCACCTCCCTTACCCAATAATTGAAAATTTGAATTAACAGCATCGTATATAAGATTTGCTATTAAATCTTTTCGTACATTAGTAACTGGGTTTCCAAAGTAATCTACAACATTTTTATTACCCAAACCATTTGGGTTAACCGTTATAGCTCCTGTACTTGCTTCATTGAATTTAACTGTTAACGGATATCCATCACTAAGTATAGTTAATTCAGGAACCATCACTGAATAGTTATTTCCTGAATTAGTTGTAATGTACAAATTACCTTTAAAAATATTGCTTACAACGCTTTTTAATCTTTCATCTATACTCGAAAACGTGCTCTTTGCATTATTTATTTCTGTTCTTACACCTTCCCAATCCTCACTACTTACTAATGATTCACCCTCTACTTTATCAACTTTCTTCCCTAACAGATTTATTATTGTTGTAGCAAAGTTTGGATCATTACCTAATGCATCCGCAATCTCTTTAAAAGTATCAAGGGTCTCAGGTGCTGAATTTATTAAATCTGCTATTTTTTGCAGTACTTCTTCTTTAGTAAAAACAAGATCTTTATCAGCTTTATTAGTTTCGACATTAGCAACTTTATCATCAATTACATTTAATCTAATTCCCAAACTTGCTTCAGTACCTCTAGCGGTTTTAATTTCATTTCTAAAATCACTATCGCCTATATTACTGAACTTAGACAATTTAATAGATCCATTTTGTATTATCATGGCCAAATCATTTTCTTCAGGAATTACCGTTGGATAATTTCCAGGAAACCTGGTTCCTTCATTCATTTATCACACCTTCCTTTCAACTAAATATTTGCCCTCTTGATCTATTAATAATTTCCCATCTTGGTCCACTAAATAGTCAAAATGATTCGATTTGTTATCCAAGTTTATAGTTTCCGTTTTTATTTGTTGAACTGTGATTCTTGAATATCCACCCAAATCAATTTTTTCTGATTGGTCAAAATCCATGTTTATAACTTCTGTCTGGCACACCGATACAACTATTGCAGAATAAACATCAAAGGGAATTTTAGACCTTCCAATGTAATTAACTCTTACTCCTTCTGGCTTTGGAATAATATATTGATGTTGAATAAGTTCTTGCTGTATTGGATCAACGTAACCAGTTATATAAGCATTAAAACTCATGTCTTGATTATCTTCTAATTGCAGATCAAGATCATCATCCTGCCCAAAAATATTATCCCAAATATCATACATTTCTGGCACAGTTCCTCCCCAGTTATTCATAGCTATTTTAGTTTTAAAAACCAATCTAGACATTTCATCATCTAAAATAGGACTATATCCATTAACCGGTTGAAACGAAAGAATCCTACTTCTTCCTATGATAGTTCCTAATTTACCTAATTGGACACCTATTGCATTATCTAAGTCAAAATTGCTATCCATTTCTTTCATAAGCAAATAAGCACCATCTATAATTTCAAGGTTTTTACTAAGCCAGCTAATGAATTTAGGTTTATCTCTATGTTCAGAAGTTATGTTATCTAAGTATTTATCTATTGCCATAACATCCTCCTCTATACTACATTTGCAGTAATCTTATTTATATTCCCTCTGCAAACCTCATTATATTTTAAATTAATGTCACTAGCACCTTGAACTTCTCCTAGTCTAGCTGCAGTAATTGAAGTTATAGAAAACATAGGGTCCATTAAATTAGGCATAGCTTGCAGGGCCACACCCCATAAACTAGATATTGTCAATCCACTTCCTATTTCCATAGAGTTTAAGCAAGTTTGTAAATTTTCTTTTATAGAATTTGTAGTTGCCGTTGTATATCCATTTAAAGATTTAATATTTATGGTTAATTCTATATCAACATATACTGGCCTAAAAAATCTTATTGGAGTTACTTGATTTTTAGAATCTGTTACATTTATAATTATGTCACCGTTGGAAAAACAACCTATACCTTTATGAATAAAAATTGCATTTGCTATATCTTCATTCGCTCCACCTTCTACAACTGCTGTTATTGAGTGTGGTGGTAATCCTCTTGCATCAACTTGATTAGTATCATTTTCATATACTTTTGATCTTGTAACATCCTTTACTTGTGCTACAGCTCCGCTAGTTCCTTCTAGCATTGTCCTGCTAGGTTGCGCAGTACTTAAAGATTGTCTTTTTCTAAGCTTACTATCATCTTCAATATTTGCTCCTAGTTCTGCATTTGTTGAATTGTATACTCCGTTCCATCCATAAGTAGGATTAAATATATTAATTATATCTCCTGGGTTTGCAACAACAGGACCTGGTATTTGACACTTTGCTAACACCTCTATTTGTCCATCACTTGGAATTGTAACTAATGTGGGTAAATCCCATTTGAAACTACCTTTATCTAATACAATTCCATTTTTTATTACAGTATCCGCTACTCCTGTAATTACCACCAGAACAGTGCTATAACTTGCAGATTTTCTTTTTATACCATTTATTTTTACAATTCCATCTAAACCGCTTCCTATTGCTGTTGCGGGGCTTCTATTGTTATAAGACAATTGTATAGCCTGTAAAACGTCATACATATATTCAGAAAGTGTGGCTATTAATTGATAATCTTGACTGTCATTCCCTAAATAAATATCTTGGCCAAATATATTTTTAGCTTCATCCACAATTGAATCTCTTAAGTTAATATATGTATCAATATGAAGACCAGTTGCATCAATGTAAGGTGCAAAATACGCCATATAACTACCTCCTTCCTTTATAAAGTATTAGTTAACGAAATAGTTCCATACTTTGTATTGACTGTGCACTCAAATGAATATGATCTATTTTCAGAATCATAAGAACTTGAGAATTCTTCAATTCCAATTACATCCTGAGTCTCTATTATTCTTTCTTTGATTAATGAATCGGTTATAGTTAAATTGTTCTTTGCTCCTGGTTGTCCTAATATTTGCTGAAAAAGTGGTAGGCCATCCTCGACATCTTCCCACCACTCTCCTTGTAATAGTAAAAGTCTAGTTTGAATTGCTTGAGCAACTGCATATGAACCATATGTTAAATCTTGTTGACCTTTTCCAAATGAATAATCTCCATTTATATCTAATTTTCTGTATCTAATTAGAATCGCCTCCTAACTAATGTGGTCCTGAAGTTTCACCATGAACTCCACTATGAGTATGCGTGTCCCAAATTACCCCATTTAAAACTATCTTATCTGAATGTAAATTAATTTCATTATCTTTTAATTCAATATACGAAGTTCCTGAATTGTTTCTCAACTGGCATGAATTTGTAGAATAATTTGAAATTACATTAGGTTGTGAGTAAAGTCCTATTATTGCAATTGCATCTGAAAGATCATGTCTACGTTTTTCCATCTGGTTTTGTATTCCTCCATGAGTAAACCATGCATCCATACAAGAATCTAAAAATATAACTAAACATTCATCACCTGTCTTGATTGGCATAGTTAAACTGTACCTCCCACTTCTAGGTATAACAATCGGTACATCTAATAATAAAGGTACGTCCATCCATTCTTTAGAAAAGTCCTCTTTTGTAACATTTTCCCTCAATGCTGGCTTGACTGTTACGGTTTGTGTATGTGGATCAAAGTTTTGTATTATTCCAGGACATGCAACCCTCAAAACATTCTTCCAATTATCACCCATACCTCTATACATTTCATCTTCTGAACCAATAATCTCTGATACGTTTCTGCTCATATTTCACCTCTTTTAATTTGATACTGTGGCAATTGCACCACCTAACTGATCTATGGTTTCAAAATTTGAATACCATGATTCTCCTCTTGTATCACCTTCATAAACAATCTTAATAACTCTATATATTCCATCCTTATCAAGTGATCTAAATAATGTTTGAGATGCATTATCACCTTCTGTTGCATAGCTAGCAGAAGGAAGCGTTCCTTTATCTGCATCAACAAGACATTTAGGTCGGCCAAACGATGGATCTCCATATAAAGCATGATATGCAACTTGGTCAACTGGTGACTTTCCATCTTTACCTCTTGCTGCATAAACATATCCATCACCTGCATAAATAGCAACGTGATGACATGAATCTCCTGTGCCCCAAAAGACTAAATCTCCTGGTAATGCATCAGATTGTAAAATAAAATTTCCGCCTTCATTTGCAACTTGTTTGTATTGGGACCATGTTATATCTACTATAGAAAGTCCAGCAACTTCATAACATTGTTTTACAAAGCTAGAACAATCCCAATACGTTATACCATTAATAGTTTGTCCTCTATAATCCTGATTATATTCAACCTTAGGATCATCACATATTCTTCTTGCCTCTGCAATTATAGTATTTCTAGCATTATTTGTTACTGATGAACCATCTGCAGTACCTCCCTGTGGTGATGCATTTGAACCATTTATATCAATTCTTTTTGCTCTTACTGTACTATTATCTATATGAATAAGACTGTTTAACTTAATTTGTGGATTTAATAAACACCTTCCTGATATACCATAGTCGGTTTGTTCAGGAGTTCCTATTAATCCACTTGTAGGAGTTAGCTCTATTATTTCGCCTTCCGGAAGCTCATCTAAACTTATTAAATGCAATCTTCCATCATCCATGTAATATTGCAATTGGTTACTTTTAGCTATTTGTCTTAAATAATCGCTTGCTTTTCCAAAAAATACTTTCCCCCTGGTAAGTTTTTGACCGCTTAATTTCTCTGAAATACTTCCCATATCAATTGGATTTTCAGCTTTATTTGCTATGTGGTCAACTATACTTCTTGCGGTCTGCCCTTTCACTAAGGAAAAATTTGCAATATCAAAATTGATAGCTCTATCTGAATCTAAAGCTATTATTGTAAGCTTGAATGTTGTTCCATTTTCTCTTTCCCTAATAGTTTGCAATATATCTCCATCGAAAATTAATCCGAATTGTGTACCTTCATAGCCTGCTTCTACAGTTACTCTTTTACCATTCATCATGATTGAATTTTCTGTCTTAGCATTCAGATTATAAATTGTTATTTCACTTGAATTAGGCTCCATTTGTATAGTTTTAGTTATATTGAATGTACACCTCAAATCAGACACATCTAATCCGTCTCCATTGGAGTCACTAACTGTAATTCTATACCTTCTACCAAATAATACGTCACCTTTTTTCTGACTATCTGCAACAACTTGATAATTAGTAGCTTCGACAGTTATACTGTTTGAATTACTATTTGCACTGTCTGGACTTGGACTAGTTCCTGTATATTGACTAAAATATTTATTAGCAGCTTCTATTCTATTTTGCATCATCGGTACTCCTGCTCTTTCCCAACAAACGCAAAATGCTTCTGTTAATTCATCAATACTACCATTACCTTTTAAGAAATTATCTAGTTTAAAATTCCCTTTATTAATCCATTGTAAAGTCGCTCCACGTGAGGATGTATTTTCTCCGGTTAATTCACTCCAAAAGAAATCTAATTGATGCTGCAGGTCTGTTCCATAAGCTTCTAATTGTGTCCTTCTTTCATAAGACCATTGGAACAATCCAAAGCCTATTCTATTTCCTGCTTCGATTTGGGTTGGGTCGAAACTACTTTCTTGATAAATATTGCCCATTATAGCAGCTGCGCTTTTTTCCGGAAGTCCTTTATTTCTTAAATAACTCCATACTGTTTGTTCTATGCTCATAAAGTATCACCCCATAATAATAAAAAATCAGTTCCTAAGTTGTATTCATTGGGTTTATCACCAGCTAATGTGGCATCCACCTTTAAAATATAGGCTGAACCAATATTTAAATAACTGTATTGTTCTAAAAGATTAGATCCACAAACAAGATTTACAGAAACAATAAGGCTATCATTTTTAGAATCAAATATATCTAAAACCCAATACTTAGCCTCTGTATTAAATCTTAAGAAGAAATTAAACTTTATTTTCTTACCATCAACTGGTATTGTACTTGTGAATTTTTGATTTGGGCTTGTTGTTAGTGGTATTATAAACAATTTAATTCCTCCTATTTGAATATATCTTTAAGCATACTTGAAAGCATACTTTCATTAGCTTCTTGTGGCTTTTGGTCACCTTCGTTAGATGATTCTGATTTTTGCGGTCTTGCTGAAATTTTTACCGTAGTAACATTTACTACAAATATTTCTTTTAATACAACTGTAGCTTTCAATGCGTAAAGAGTTTTATTATCATCTGGAGCAGCTACAGTTTCTACAAGCATATTTTTATATGTCCCTAATCTTGTTATTGCATTAATAGGTATTCTATCGGATTGTAACTTTTTAAGAACCTTATAGGCATTTACGGATCTACTAGAAGACGTTCCGTTAAATGTGGCAACCGCTGTAGCCGATATATCTTTCATTACATCACTCATGCCTATTTCAAATGTGACTTTTTGAGCTTCCATATAGGCATGATCGCTAACATTAGCTCCTATTTGCACTGGGTGTTCTGTAATGGTTAAATTACTCTCATGATTTATGTTAAAAAAAGCATCAAAAACATAATTACCTTGTGCTGTTGAAAAATAAGTCGTTACTATTTCATCTGCCATTAGTTAAACACCCCCTGCATATTCCTGGTATGTAATCCATTCACTTTATTTGATACTACATTAGCCGTAGAATTAGCATCACTGCCACCATAAACATTAAATGTATTCTTAGTTTCAACTTTATTATTGCTATTTGAAGTTGTATTAACATTGCTATTAGACGTATTATTTGTGGCATAGCTAGAAGGTACAGTGTTAATTCTAGTATTATTACCGTATTCTTTTACTTTGCTTCCTATATTGGACAGCGCTTTTTTATCATTACTAAGTCCAAAAATACTTCCTATTACTGATTTTCCTCCTTCAAAAGCAGTCATTATATCATCTATCAATCCTAGGATTAAAATAAACGGTGAAGCTAACGCCATTACAACCTTACCAAAATTTTTAACCGATTCAGGAAGTTTATCAAACAATTTTATAATTGCAAAAATAGGTGATGTTAATTTAAATAAAACTCCTATAACCTTCCCTACTTCTAGTCCAACTCTTACTATCAATCCAATAATAGAACCTATAGTCTTGCCTATACCTGGCAAATTTTTAACTATCCAATCATTAATTTCATGAATAAATTGTTTTAATTCCGCCAATGGTTCAGCAGCATATTTAAGAATGTAATTACCGATCCATTGAAAAGCTAATTCTCCAAACTGTTTAAGTCTTTTGAATTCTAAAGTTATGCCTTGAATAACCTTAAGATTTTCTGTATATTCCTTAGGAAGTTTTAAGGCTGCCGAATCTTTTCTTAATTGAGTAAATTGTTTCATAAGCGTTGGACTCAGCCAAAGGTCTTGCATTGTTGCATCCATGGTTTTTAATGCCATATCTACTTCTTTGGCATTTTCCTTTGTGGTCCATAATTGCCTAGATAATTTTTCATATTCAATATCTTTCTGGGCCAGTTCAGAAAGATATTTTGTTAATCCTTTTACTGCAGTAACCGTAACCGCAACTGCAGCAACTACAGCTAACACTGACCCTACAGCCCCCATAGAAAATTTAGATAATGCACCTCCACCTTGAGTTTCTAATACTTTTGTTGCATCTTTGGCATCTAATATACTTTCAATTAGATTTTTAGATGTATCTAATAGTTCAGTATTTTTAGGCAATACAGATAATCCCTTATTTTCTTGATTATCTGCAGTTACTTTTTGATTATTGGATGTATTTTGGTGGGTGGCACTTTCAGTTTTTCTCTTCCTATTATTATCTTTTGTTTGTGGTTTTCTTTTTTGATTTGAAGCTTCTTTGTTCTTTTCAGGAACTTCCATTACTCCTAAATCTTTAAATAGTTTTTTTACTGTAGAAATATCTCCAGCTAAGTTCTTTAAAGGAGTTTGTAGTTCCGGAAACAGCTTGCCTATAACCGCACCCGATGAACCAAACAAAGAAAAAAGGTCTTTCATTGAATCAAATGACTCTGAAAAACCTTTTTTACTATTATCATTAAAGTTTTTAATTGTTCTATCTGCTGATTTTATAGACTGTTCTGCATTATTTAGCGAATTTAAATCTACATTAAATCCTATTCCAACTAAATACTCTTTTATAAGTTCTAAAGCCAATCTCTACACCTCCTTTCTAGCAGCTTCTTCAGCTCTACGTTTATTTTCAGAAGTAACCTTTAACATTTCGTGAATGTCTAATAAATCATCAAAATTATAAGTACCGTCCCATAGTTCATGTTGCTTCCAATGTCCAGATATAACCGGAGTCCAAAGAAAGGCATCTATATTTTCGAATTTTGCAGGATTGTAGTCGCCCTGTTGATTAAAGAACTCAACAGGCTTTCTTTGAAAAAACCAGTCACGTTAAATACTAAAGATTGTATTGTTAAATTCATTACTAAGCCTGTATCAAATTCAATATCTAATACACCCCACTTCCCATACTCATCTAAAACTTTTTGTGGCCCAGCAGGAAGTAACTCTTTTACTAACTGCAAACAATTATCTTGAACAAATCTAAAATCCTCTTCTGGCATTTTAAATAAAGTCTTTGTCATTTTAGCTATATTTAAATCATTTAACTTGATGTCTTTTAAATTACTTAAGTCTACATTTTCAAACAAAGGTGTTAATATACCCATTAGTTTAACTGACATATATGAGCCTGTTCTTGCATCTAATTTATTCAATCTAAACTTTCTACCATCCACTTCTATATCTTTATATAATATTGGTTTATCCATTAATTAATCATCTCCTATTCTAAGTTTGTGATATTTCTGCAGCCATAAGGTTCCATGTAATTTGTTGTCCTTGTGCTTGATATGGTCTATCAGCAAGTTTTTGTGGTGATACTCCTGTACAAACTGTGGAATCTCCTAAATTATCAGATTTAATAGTTATGTTCATCTTCGCCCACTCTGCAGCTGGAGCATTATCAACATAGTTATACCATTTCATAAAAAATTTATGGAGCTCAGATGTTTGTTGAAGTGTTATTGCAACACTTCCGTTTTTACCTGCAATTTTTGAAATCATAACATTACCATCTGATGCCGTATCATGTACGGTTTTTTCTTGTGTCATAGATGTAGTTATAGTTCCAACACCAGCACCAGTAGAAGATGCGGCTCCCACACTAGGGTGAGAAAATGAAGCTGTTACATCTTCAAAGCTATAAGTAGTATGCATTTATCTTCCTCCTATCTGTTTACATATACGCCTATAGAAACGTATTGAATTGCACCAGCTAATTTAGCTAAAATGTAAATTGGTGGTGACTTCCTGGCTTCTCTATCTTCTTGAGATTGGTCAGCTATTGACTCTGCTAATATCTTGTAACCTCGTGGTAATACATCTCCTGTATTGACTGTTAAAATACCACTAGTATTCCAAATACCAGAAGAAATAAATCCTGTCGATCTAGCTTTTTCTAATGGTGCTGTAATATAGTTAAGTAGTTTGTCCATACCATCATTAGTTTGGGGCACTTTAGGTTCTGATGCTAATCCATTTACTACTGCAGTTTGAATTCCGTTAGTTAACATATCTAAGTTTAGTAATTCATCGAAATATGTTCCATCTGCCATCTTTCCATCTTCAAATAAGTTATAAACAGAACCTCTATTTATATAAACATTACCATTAAGATTTTTTATTGCAGTAACTTCAGCAAGTGTTAATTTTTCTGCCGGAACTCCAACTTCTTTTTTATAAGCTAATGTATAAGCACTATTTGACGTTTGCTTATTTGCACCCATAGCATACCCCATAATTGCAACGACTGCATCATCTGTAGTTGAGTATTGCCCTAATGTTCTATGAATACTATTTTTCTTTAATTCATCCATTATGTTTCCATCTTCATTAGCTTTTACATCTGAATCATCAGCAGTATAGAAATACGCTGATTGTGGTTCTGCAGTTTCAATATAGTTTGCAACTGCTATAACATCTGCCTTTTCTACTCCACAAACTGAACATACATACCATTCTGTATTAGCTTCTCTGCATAATGCGACTGCTTGCGCTGCCGTTTCTGTTGAGTCTGCTGTTTTATCCCATCTTCCTATGGCTACTTTGTGTGGTCTAGGTGTTTGAGAAAAATATTTTTGTGCTGCTAAATATTCCGGTTCCTTTCCTGTCCATTTATCTGCAGTCATATCAGCTAATTTCTGATATATTTTTACTCTTGCAGTCGTAGCTATTACTTCTGAACTACCAATAATTAACCCTAAATTAAAATTAGTTCTAACAGAGCTAACAGGACCTACGGTAACACTAACATCTACAATATCATTAAGTGATAAAGTTGACATATATACATTCCTCCTATCTATTTGTTATTAACCTTACATCTCCACTTAAAATATAAGGCACTTTCTTTTCTCTTATCACTGCTTCATTAAAGGTTGCTGAAAAATCGGTTCTTTCCCACCATTGAGAATTATAAAGTTCTGGTAATCTCGTAGGCATTGGAACGTCAGTTATTAAGAAAAGATTCTTTTTCTTAAATTCAAGCATATAATCAAAATCAAATATTAGATGTCTGATTATATCTGCATTATCATAAGAATTAGGACCATACAAAAGCCAATCTATTTTATGAACTCTTGTATAGCCTGTTTTCTTATCTGCAATAGTATTATCATCTTTATTGGGATCATAAATTATATTTAATTGCCTGGCCAGCTTATCATCCACAGGAGTTATCCTTAAGAAAACAATATCTTGGTCAATTTTCCATCCCGGAGCTCCACCAGTCGGCCATGCTTTTCTTACTTTCCCCAAATTTTCTTCTTTAGTTGTGTCTATATTAAGCATTTTGCAAGTAATTTGAACAAAGAATTTCTCTATCTCTTTAAGTTTTAATACTTGATCTGCCATTAATCACTAGCCAACCTTTGTCCTATCGCACTAAAATATCCATAATCACTATAAGGATTAACTGAATATATCTTATATCTTTCTTCATGCCATAGTAATTCGTCAGCAGTTCCGGACTCATTAGGTGCGTTTCTAGATGTAAAAAGTTCTTTTACACAATGAATTGCTATTTCTCCTCCTACCCTATCACCTTCCGGAATAAATTCTATCTGTTTTGCACTTGCAATGCTTATTGTTCCTATCATTGGTATTTCAGTTTCTATTTGTTCAAAATCTCCATCCGCATTCCATTTACCAGTTTTTCTGTATACAGGGAATGTTTGTGCAAATCTTGGATCAGTTACTGCAGATGATAAATCAATCATTAAACATCACCATCCTTTACTACATAAGTAATTGATTTTCTAAGTTCTCCTTTATCTATTAATGGCTTGTCACTACCTTTTCTCTTAATAGTATCTTGAGAATTTGGCGCCCAATTATTGGATGGGTTTGTAAACCACTCTCTAGCAATATTTTGACCTTGCATTCCTACTTCATTTAAAGCTGGCGTTACATCTCCACCATTTAAGGCTACCTTTGCAGTATCTTTCATCAATTCGGCTACTTGGTCCTTTGAATTCTCTATTGCCGGTTCAAGTATTGGTCTAGGTGGGGAATTCCATAAAGGAGATCCATGTTCATGTACATATAACTCATGCGCCTTGCTATATGGCATCTTATCTACATCATGCTGCATTTCTTGTATCATACTTTTATTTCTTATACCATTTGTATGAATATACATTAATTCAGCATTTGATATATTATCTCTTTGTGTATCTTCTTCGCTTGGAACACCAACGCACACTGTTTTCTTAGCTAAATCTTTAAGAGAATTTACAATATCTTTCGTTAAATCCTTTGTTATAGCAACATTTGTAAAACCATTAATCATGATATCCCCTCCTTAACGTACGCACATTCCGCCTTTTCCCACGAACCTTCCTATGGTGGCTAATTGAGTTCCATAGGAAGTAGATAGCCAATTCGCCCAGCCATCAATTCCATTAGCTATAGTGCTATAATCCGTACTTACATGTACATCTCCAACACTTACAGAAGACTCCAGTCCTCTAGCTTGACCCGCTTTTATAACTGCTGCTGCTCCACCATTAGGATCTGCCATTCCTTGCACATATAAAGTAAGAAAATGTGCAATAAACCATCCCATAGCTATCTTCCATGAAGTATGCCACCTAGATTCTTTTATAGAAGCATCAGCTAAGTTTAGATACATTTGCATAATTATTTCTGGAACAATAAATTCTCCAGATATATTAGGGCCAAATTGTGGATATTGAATATAAAAATCCTTTAATTCATATTTGGGATTATCTCCAGCTTTTATATTTGAAGCCGATACCGCCACTTGATTCGCATATGTTTCTAAATCTGTATTATACATTTAAACACCTACTTTTTAGTTTCTGAATCTTTTCCTGTAATTTCATTCGCCGGATCAATTAATTCTCCCTTTTCTTCTAAATCTTTAGTTTCATCTTTACTTTTATCTTTAGATTTTGTTTTTGAAGCATTTTCTATAATTTCATTTGAAGTATTAAGCAAGTCTCTTTTCTCTTCTAAAGCTTTAATTTCATCCTTTAAAGCTTGTAGTTTTTCCTGATCTTTTAATACTTCCTCACTAGAAGCCGAATTCTCGAATGGTCTTAATGAACCATCTAAAATTGCAGCTTTATAATAAGCACTTTTTGCAACCCAATCAGGTAATTCACAAAACCCAATCTTTGTTCTACAAATTATTAAATTTCCTTTTTCGTCCTGATCTCCATTGTGAAATCCTAAAACCTTATCAGCTAATACTTTAATCATTTAATTCCCTCCTAAAAATAGCTAGAAGATAATAAAATCCTCTAGCTTATTGTTAAATTATTTATTTTGTTACGCTTAAATACCGTCTATGTAACCAGCACAACTATAATAAAGATACTTAACTTGTGAAAACTGACTTGCAAAAATTGTCTCATATGAACCACTGGTTGTGTTTGGAGCAGTCATAACCCTGCTTAGTGGCACTGGTAAATCTACGTTTACTCTATTTGGTGCTTTAACATATGCTACCATTCTTTGAGTTGAGCCAATACCGGCACCAGTACACCATCTGCAAGGAAAAATTTCTAAATTAATCCCTTGATTTGATGCTATATTATTTTCTAATAAGTAATTTAAAATACTTTGTGTTCCAGCAAGTGTTACAGGTGTATTAGCTATATAAGAATAGTTGGCCCAATCTATTAAAACTCTATTAGCCATACCACTCAAATCATATCCTGAATCTGTAACTGTGTTTGTTAATAGTTGATTAATATCATTCATAATCTCTACAGGTGTTTTTTTGCTCCATAAAGGAGAACCGGCAGCACCATTTACCGCACTTATAGCAACTATATTTGGATTATTAATTAATCCATAAGTACCTGTTTTACTAATTCCTACATATACGTTACGATCAATCATTTTACTGTGATTTAATCTAATACCATCATCGAGTATTTGGGATAAACTTTTACCAACTTGTTGTAGTTTAAGTTCATCAAATAAAGGCGCTCTTAATATCTCCGAAAATGTATGTACTTTAAATACATCTTTTGAAATATCAGCTTGTGATACTGGAATATTAGTAGTTTCACTTCCAATTATAGAATCTTCATCATCTCCAGTAGTTCTATAATCAACAAATACATTAGAAGTAATTGAAGTCCAACCACCTCCTGGTAACATATCTATATCTCTAGGCGCAGTCAATGAAGTTAAAGGTTCTAATAGTCTTTCATCTTGTTTTTCAAGTTCTCCTGTTAAAAATAATAAACCTCCACTTGCACCACTGTCCATACCCGGACCATAAATTGCACCAGGTGCTTGAGCCATTACAACCCCTCTTTGTCCTGAACTCATTATCGAGTCCATTGTTTGCTTCATAATTTCATTCATATCTTATATCCTCCTATTATGCATTAAGTTGAGTTAATAACACTATTTCTGTAATTCCTGATCCATCTTTTTTGCCTGTTGTCCATCTTGCATTAGTAAGTTGCATCGCAGTTCCACCTGATGGTGTAGGCGTTGCAACAAGTGATCCAATAGGTGATATAGTTCCTTCAACTGTAACTATATATACCAATCCATTAGCAGTCGGAGTTCCTTCAGTACAGAGCACAGTTGCAGTTCCTTGTTGTAAAACATCACATGGTGTATTAGGTTCAAACTGACCAGAACCTACATTAGGTCCAAAGCCATAAGTCATAGACTGTTTAACTTCCGATACTGCAATTCCTCCGAAATTAGCAACTGTTGCCTCACTTACGTCTGTTCCGCTTGCACCAAATAAAGAATACGTATTATCAGCATTAGTTACAACACAAGCACCGAAAGGTATTGATGGTTGTGTTTCTAGTCCACCGCCATTTAAAATTGATTTAACAGATCGAGCGTTTATTTTGTTTGAAGGATTACGAGACACTTTACCCGCATATCCTAAGTTTAATGATTTTTGTATAACTGATCCTGGCATAAAATTTTCCTCCTTTTATTCACCTAAAATTATTTATTGTTTTTCATTTTTTCTCCGGCAGCATTCCAAGCCTTACAGCTTTTTTCTGCTGCTTCAGTTGTAGTAAGTCTTTGATGAGCAGCTGCATCCATTGCAGACTTTTTATGATTTGACATATTACTTAAAATACCTGCATATCCATTTACGTTACAAGCTCTAGCATCTTTTACTGTAGATCTAAACTTTTTAGCTGCTTCAGTTCTTGTTTTTTCATCTGGGATCGCCATTATAATAGGCTTCATATCTTGTACAAATTTCTTTAAAGCTGCATCGGCTGCCTTACCTTTTTCTACTGGTTCTTTTTCCTCTTCCTTTTCTTCAGGTTCTTCATCTTTTACTTCTTCTTTTCCATCGAGATCTTCTTCTATAGAATCCATTATAGCTTCAGCATCATCGGCAACTTTCTTTTCACCTACCTTTAATGACTTAACCTCTTCAATTAATGCTTGAGCCCACGCTGGAATTGTTTCATCATCCTTGGCTTCTTCTTTTGGGTCATCATCTTTAACTTCCTTTTTCTCAGGTTCTTCATCCTTTACTTCCTTTTTTTCCTCCTCTTCATTAAATGCATCCATTGCCTTTGCAATATCTTCTGGCTCTGCATCTTGTGCATAGCTTTTTAGCCCCATTGCTGCTAAAACTTGTTTTGTTATCTTTCCCATATATTTTTTACCTCCTAGTATTTGTTTTATTTCCGGTTTAGAATCTTGTATTGCTACCTTGCTACCAGCCCTACCGTTTGGTACAACTGCTACATGATTGCCTATTATATTTCTTTGCTCATACTTACCATCACCAATCTTATGCCAGTAACAATCATAGCCAGAAGAAACCTCTCTTTTTAGATTGTTTTGAATTTCAGATATAAGACCAGCATCTTTTACAATTAAATCAGCAACAAGAAAATCACCATCACGCCTTATATTTTGAGCATGGCCACGTTCAATCATTGCAGTAGTATTAATATCAAGATTTGAAGTTGGATGTGTATTAGTTACTGATTTACCTTCAAAACTTGCAATTGTGGCATCACTAAATAATTCCTCTGGACTTCTATAAACCTTACATAAACTACCATAAGGTTCATTAAAATCAGATGGTAGCTCTTGGCCATAATAATCCATCCAGCCTATTCGACCAATTGGAACATTTAAGCATGTCAAATAACCTTCTGGAGTTACTGACATATTGTCGCTTATTTTATTTCCATAATAACTTAATTTCACTCTATCACCTCCTTTCAAGGAATTTTGCGCATAAAAATAAGCCTTATTTCTAAGACTTATTTATTCATAATATTTATATATTTTTCATAGTCCATTAATACTGATGCATATATCCAATATACTGCAATACATATATTTATCACTGGTAAAAAACTTATGACTATAGCCATTATAAGACCAAACCATTTTTCTTCGTTCTTTTTTAGAGTTATTTTATTTTTGTTAACAAAATATCTAATACAGAATATCATTAATGATAAATAGAACAATCCTATTGATATCAAATAGAAATTAAGCATAACATAGTTTCCCTCCTTATTAATAATATTAACTTTTAATGTAATTCTTTTTTATTTTAAGCATAAAAATAACACCTATATTTATAGATGCTTGCCAGTAATTTATTTCGTAAAAATTTGATTTAGCGAAATAAATATTCATATTTCATCAAATTTCAAGGTGTTTAGGCGTTTATTTTAGTATTTTTATGCATTTATTAATGTTTTATTGCATATTTATTCTAAGCATTTGTGAATATTATTCACTTTTTTTAGTTTCTTTGATTTCTTCAAATTGATAACTAATAAATTCATTTAAATTCACTGCACCCAAAGTACCAAAATGCATTATATTTTTTCTAACATATATGTCTGTATCTTTAATTTTTCTAAAACATAAACTCCCTCTAGTTGTTTCTACCCATAGTTCTGTTTTAACATCCTCTTTTAAATATGAATTTTTTATTTCTTCATTTTCTATTTTTTGTTTTATTATTTTTCTAACTATTTTTTCTCTAACTACTCTATTATTAGATAAATTTATTTCGATAAAAGATGAAACTCCTAATTCTCTCATCGGTATTTCTATGTTGTCTAGCACATTTTTATAAATATAAATATAAGAAACGCTTGAGCTTGCTACATTAAAAAATGTCCTTTCTATTTTCAACTCATCCCAATCAACCGAAGGATTAAACATAATTAGTTTTTGCCAGTAATCAGAAGTAATTTCCTCATTTATTTTCTTTTCTAATTCTAAATCTTTCATCGTAATCTCTCCTTACATAATTTCTTCAAATTGCTTTTTAGTCATAGTTACTATTTTATTTTTGTAATATACTTTATGTGGCCATGTTATAAAATTCAACCTTATAACTGGTTCCGAATAGCATCTGCAATTTGGGCAGTCACCTGCATGATATTTCCCTAACTTTGATTTAACACCAGCCAACTTTTCCGGTGAAGGTGGATCGTTCCAGAATATTATTACATCATCCATAATATCATGTGAACTTCTAACACGTTGGTCCTTACTTGTCCTCCATATATAAATTGGTAATCCTAAACTATCACATCTAGCTTTTGTTAGTGCTGTAGAAGTTTTTGAAACTTCTGTCCTAGCAATTACTTTAGCTTTTGATTCATACATATGAGGAAATCTATTTAGTAAGTCTTCAGCTATATTTTCCGACCTTCTACCTTTCAACGTCTCTTCCTTAACAAAGTTTGTTATTTGTGGCCTTATAGATGTAGGCATACTCTTTATTAATTTTGCATTTCTTTTAATTTGCTCATTTATAGATTTTCCTACAGGTCCATTTAATTCATTCTTAAGAGCTTCATATATTCCTTTACCTTTTGAATTTACTCTTGCTGCTTGCCTCCATGTTTTACCTGAATCCGAGAACAAACTTGTTACCATCTTCAGTGCTGCTCTTTCAGCATATTCATTAAACTCTTTACTCTTTGTAAATTTCTTAATGGTTTTTAATATACTCTTTAAGTCTGTCAATCCAGTTAGTTTCTTCTCTAGCTCCTTGGTGATCTGTCGCAAAGCTTTCTTGTACATTACTTCTATTCTTCGCTTTGGTTCCCATAAATCCTTGGCTGTATTCTTCTTCGGTATCATACTGCATATCATCTCCTATTGGCATATCTCCCATTGGATTTGTGCTATCGTCAGCATTAGCAATATCTTCATCAGTTATATTAGTAAACATATTAGTCGTATAACTAATTTCGTGAAGTTCTGACATAGCTGTCTTTTGACTAATTATTCCACTATCATAAACATCTTTTATTGCACTAACTTTTTTACTTACCACTTCAGCCATTTCACTATCAGATGGTGTTTTAATGGGGTTAAATTTAACACCTAAATCATCCGGAACTTTTCCAAATTCACTCATAAACATGACTGGTAATAGTTTGTTTATCTTAGGTTCCAATACCGATTCTTGTTGTTTTCCTATCATGTCATAATACATATTTTCATCTGATTCGCCTGTTGCGTTCATTCCTGCAGGTGCACGACCAAATAACCTGGTAACTGGTATATCACATGCACCAGCAACATCTAACATAAATGATTCATATATATCATTAAGACCTGCAAAGGTATAATTTAAAGCTGATACTTCATCTTCTTCTCCAATTAGCATCATTGCACTACTACTTCGCAATTGGTTTTGTGCTGTTTTTACATTATAAAAATCTTGTTGCGTATAAACATCTGTTATAGCCATCATTTGGTCAAGTCCTTTAACTTTATTTACTAAAACATTTGCTTGAAATACTAAAGCCGCTATATTCCAACTTGTATTATCTCTCTTGGCCAATTCATCATATACATGTTCTAATTCACTCGTTCCCCAATGCATTTCTGTTTGATCTTCCCAAAACGGAAGCTTTCTGCCTATAAATCGTAACACTCTCGAATGATGTACTTTTTGTTTTATTTCGCCATTAATATCTTTAATTTCATAAAAATCCGGAAGACCAAAGTCTGGATCATTTATATCTGTTATTAACTCAATACCTGGATATATACCACTCCATCTATCCAATACCATTAATCCCTTAAATGAATTAGGCATTATATCGTCTATGTTCAAAGGCTCGTCTAGTATATCCTCATGCCCCTCTATAAGCATTATTGCACCAGCACCACCATACAACCTTCCCCAGGTTAAACTTTCAACTATTTTTTCTTTTACAAGTGTTCTTTGTTCAAGCTTATCAAATCTATCCTGTTGTTCAGGTGTCAGTTCTGCAGATATAGAAAACCAATTTTTACACATATCTTCTGGAATAGTATTTATTATTTTTTTAGCTATCCACGAATTACGATATAAACTGTTCATTAGGTTATAGTTCTGAGTCATACGTCGTATTGGATATTGAGTACCTTCTAGTAATGAATTAGAACCTATCCCTAACCTTGCTAAAGGGTTTTGAAAACTGTCTTGTGCTTGTTTTCTTGGAGGATCAGAAGTTGTTCCTGAATTCCTATTGTTTGCTTTATTTTTATATCTTTTATTCTTACTCAATCTAATAAACCTCCTTTCTTGCGTAAAAAAGAGCACTTAATGTTAAGCACTCTTATCCTTCTATAATTACTTTTAAATATTTATCTAACGTTGGCCTTGATATATTACACATCTTTGCATAATCCGTTTTACTAATAGTTCCATTATCATATATATCATATAAATCTTTTACTTTCTGAGGTATCTTTTTGATTGTTAATTGTGGTCTTCCTACAATTTTACCTTTGGCTCTTGCATTGGCAACTCCACTTTTAACACGTTGACTTATCATATTTCTTTCTATTTCTGAAAATACCCCCATCATCTTTAGCATTCCTTCTGTCATTGGATCTAGTTCTTTTGTACAATCAACTATAAAATTCCCAAATATAAGTTTTAGATGCTTATTCTTTGCAAATTCTATAATTTCACATAGCTGCTTTGTACTTCTCGTAATTCTTGAAACTTCTGTTGCAACTATTGTATCTCCTTCTTTAACTATATCTAATAATCTTTGTAGTTGAACTCTATTGATCTTAGTACCACTTTCATATTCTTTATATATGTTCTTTTTATCTATAACTCCTAAGGCTTTCAAGTCTCTTTCTTGCCTGCCTATATCTTGCTTAGTTTCATTTGTACTACATCTACAATAACCATATACATTATCCATTTTAAGTCGCCCCTTTATTTTTGTAAACTTTATTCTTTATACATGCTTTTCTTTACATTTATTATAAACTCTTTCGTTTTACTTGTAAACAAAAACATTGTAAATAAAATTATTTATATTTATCACCTTTTTTAGCGATTTAAAAGCTATAAATTTTGCATATGTAAATGTAAGTCTTAACAAATGTTTTTCTTTACACATTAGTTATTAATGCTTATTGTAATTCTGCAAGGTGCATATATAAGTCTGGATTTCATAAACTTGTATAGTTCACTTTGTGTATCCACATCAAAAGTATATGTTATTGAACTTACAATAGCTCCTGCATAATTAAGATAATTAAAATCCGGTGTATCTATAACAACTTCCATCATAGATCTCCTTTCTATTAATTTTAAACGCCATCATAATATCTTATAGAATTAGTATCATAAAATTTAACCTGCTCAATTAATGCAACATAACTACTTAAAAACTCTTTTTCCTTTTTATTCTCCTGCGTTAGTGCTCTAATAAGCTTTTGTGGAATACTTATAGAAATTGCATTTTTTATATAAGCAACCATTCTGTCCTCACCATTTGTAGCTATTTCAATGCAATATTTACATGGATTTATATTAAGTTCAATGTTTTCCCTTTTGGCAACATTGCTCTCCAATATATATGTTAATATATTGTTTTCCCCTATTGTTTTATTAATAATGTATTCATATTGTTCGGTAGGTAATAAAACACATATTTCTATATTATTTCTATCAATCTTAGTATTTTTTAATAAATCAATTATGGCTTCATTTATATCTTTTAAAATACTCTCCCCATCTTTTGATTTCCAACTAGTAATATTTTTCTTTTTAACCGATGGATTGTTAGTTAATCCGTAAACTTTTTCCTCTTCAATTCCTCGGTAAACTATTTTATCAAGTGCTTTATCGTAGTTATATTTTATACCTGAATCAACAATCCCACCCAATGATTTTAAAACACTTATTCTGCTTTCACTTGAAGGTATTCTCAAGATATTAGTCCATGGATAATTTTTATAAATTTCTTTATTTACATTTGTCCCTTTTTTAGCTTCAGCAAATCCGCCCCCATATATAACATTTATATCTCTTTTCCATGTTGAAGAAAAAGAAAACTCATTTAATTTTGAATCTATTTTTTCTAGCTCTTTTACCAATTGTTCTAAAGTAACCTTTTCGCTGTTCAATGTTATCACTTGATTCTCTATAAATTCCATTTTGTATCTCCCTTTCTATCTTGCTAACCTTCTTGATTTAATTATTGTTTTAACGAAGTACCTTAATGCATCCGCTCCATGATCCGCAACTTTTACTGGTTTTTCTTCACCACGTTCTGCAGCTTTCGCATCCCAAATATAAGATGTTATATCTCCTATAGTTCTTTTGCATTTATCTTTTACCATTTTTATTTTTCTTTGAGAAATCATTGTGGCTGTCATTCTTATGCCATCCGACACTTCATTATCAGCATCTTTTACTCTTAATCCTCTACTTCTTAATTCAGCTTTAAAACTTGCTGCACTAGGATCTAAAATTATATATCTTGGATAAGATCCTTCTTCAATAAACTTTACCAAATCATCAGCATATTGTTTATCTGTCTTTTGCGCTTGTTCAACTTTACTATCATAGTAATATTCTCTAGGAATCCAAATTGTATCTCCATCATCATAAACATCTAAAAATACCATAGGATTTGTAGTACCATAGTCAATGGCAATATATCTGATAAAACTTTTATATCCTGAAGGTAATTCACTTTCTAATATTTCATTAAGCTTATTCCACATATCGAATATTGCACCTTCAGCCATTACCCATAAACCTAAAATATAACGTTTGAAGAATACTCCAACATAGTTATTTTTATAACGTTGTTTTATTTCTTCAGCCAAAGACAAATTATCATCCATAGTAAAATGTAAATACAAAAGATTTTTTTCTTTAATCTTATCTATCCAATTTACTTTAAACCAATGTAATGGGCCACTTGGATTACAATTAAACCAAAACTTACTGCCTTTTACTGAACAACGTCCTGTTCCTTGGTTAACGAATGATTCTGGCATTAGAGCCACCTCATCAAAAAATATTCCAGCCAAAGTAATACCTTGTATCAAATCTTGGCTTGCTTCATCTTTTCCACCAAATATGTAAAAATAGTTTGTTTTTTTGTTCCTTGATATTTCAATATAATTTTCTGTTTTATGATCCTTGTATTTATATCCTCTGCTTATTAGCATTAATTTTAGTACTGACCATACATTTCTTCTAAAACTCAAAACAGTTTTACCACACATAGCAAAGTTTTCACCATCAAAAGTTTCCATTGCCCACATAACAAAAGAAAGTGCCATAGAAACAGTCTTACCACTTCTTATTGCACCATCCGCTATTATTCCATCTGCATTTTTTACTGGACTTTTGTGTGTCCACCAATTTAATACTTTTCTTTGTTTTTTACTAAAAGGTTTAAACTGAAATATTTTACTTATTATTTTCTTCATCATTCCAATCTTCCTCTACCTTTCCCTCTAATGCCTTTATAAATCCATCATCTTCGGTCTCTGTATTATCATTACCAATAATATTGGTGATTTCTGCTTTTAATTTTTGAACTCTTAGTTTTTGCTCTTCAGTTGCTAAATCCCAATTTTTATGAAGTGATTCTTCATATTGTTTTATGTGACTTCTTAATTCTGCCATAGTTTTACTTTGCGAATCTAAGAATGTTGCTTGTCTGTCCCATGCAAATTGGAACTCATATTCAAATTCTTCTTCTGACTCATCAGTTGAAGTTTTTTGAGTATTCCTATTTTTATTCTTTTTCTTAGATTTCTTGAGTTCCTTTATCATTTCACTTTTACTTTTTACATACATTATTTTTTGACTTGCAATTACTGATGCGAACAGTACATGAATATCAGTCCATAAAATATCTAATGAATTTAGTCCCGCTTCAACAGTTCCCTTTATTATATTTTTAGTTGTTGTTGGAAGATATTTTTTTAAAAAGGATTCTTCTAAATGTTTTGTAGGATCATAATAGTGTCCATATTTAAGGCTATTTAAATTTCCTTTTGGAGCTCCACCTTTATTAGGTGGAAGTTTTTCATTCCAATTATCTTTATTTTTCCACGAACTAATATTGGCAGCACTTTCACCTAAAATTTTTGCAATTTCCCTAGGTGTAATATCTCCATTGTTTTCCATATAAATTTCTAAAGCTTTATCCCTGTTAGAGCTTCTTGTCTTTCCCATAATTACCTCCATAATAAAAGCACCTAGCTTTTAATTAAGCTAGGTGCTTTTATATATTTTTATTAAATTCCTAATTTTAGAATTAAATTATAAAAATAATTGTATTTTTAATAAATTTTCACAGTAAATTTTTGAGTATAACTAGTTCCAGTCTCTTTTTTATTAGGCAGATTTGATGCAAGAAAAGTATAATTACCCGCCCTCATATTAGTGTAAGTTACAGATGAGCTACTTGTTTTAAATGATGTAATATTTCCAGTAGTATTGTTACGTAAATAAATATTAAACGGTCTACCACTAGTCCAACTTATTTTTATACTTTGTCCTGCACTTAAATCAAAAGTCTTATTAGCTTGACGATAAACAACAGTGTCAAAGTACATAGAACAAGTATAAGTTTGTCCAGTTGCTGCTACTACAGTAGTTTTATTATTAGTTTGTGTATTTAAGTTTACCTCCTTTGCATAAACACTACCAGGAAAAGATGTTACAATAATACCCGATAATGCTAATATTGTTAAAAATTTTTTCATATTTATCACCTCGTAAATATATATTCTACACTCAACATCCAATTCCTTCTATTTTTTTAACAAATAACCAATATTTATTAAAATTACAAAACTTCTCTGCAAAGATTATCCAAAGACAATATTACATTCATATATACATTCCTGATTTAATCATCCAAAACCCTCCTTTTTACATGTAGTGATTTTATCCCTAATTATCTACAGAATAAAAGCACCTAGTAAGTTTTACTAGGTGCTTTTATTCTGTCTATAGCTTAACATCTGTGGCTTATGTGCTAAACAAGGTTAAACACTAATGGATGAATATTCTCAAACTAAAGTGCTTATAAGAAATTACACAGTATTAGAAAGGGGGGATTTAACATGAATAAATACAAACTTCTTATTCTATTTTGCACAGTAGTAAACACTATAATTAACATATACAACTTATTTAAATAAAAAATAGCGGAGCTTTTGCTCCCTATTTTGTACATATAATTTATACTTTTTGTTAAAAATAACCTTTGTTCAAATGTTTTTATGCTATAATAGCATAGTACAATTTAGTTGATGGGCTACTGATACCACAAACCCTATAGTTAGGGGGTGGTATGTATGAGTAATGAATTAATGTTGTTATTTTCAGCAGGTACTTTTCTACTTGCTCTGTTAACATTCATTGTTTTACTTATTAATAACATAAAAAAATAGTAGCCCAACCGCAAATTGATCTACTATTTTTGAATGAAAATTTAATTAATGGTATCAGTTGCCTAAACAACTTATTGTATACTACAGGGTGTTACTAGCACTCTGTTTTTATTTGTTAATTTATATATATTATATCACATTATTTAATATTATATAACATTAAATATATCTTTTATTTTGTATTACTTTCTTCGTATCTCTTTATGTATTTATATAAAGTTGTTCTACTTTTAAGATTTAAAAGCTTGGTGAACTGAACTGCATTAATTTTATCATCTTTCCATTGTTTATACAATTTTTCAAAACCTTCTGGTAATGGCTCTAATTTTCTACCTTTATACTTACCTTGTTGTTTTGCCAACAAAATACCTTCAGCTTGACGAGTTCTTATTTTATTTCTTTCTTCTTCCGCTATAGCTGCTAAAACTTCAATTAAAATATTATTAATCATTTCAAATATCCATTCATTTTCTTCTGGAAGATCTATTAATGTTGTTGGGATATTTAAAATCTTAACTCTTATCTTGCTTTCCTTAAAAAAATTCAATTCATCTTTTACCATTTGCTTATTTCTGCCAAGTCTATCCAGTTCCTTTATTATTAAAATATCTCCAGGTCTCAATATAGATTTTAATTTTTGATATCTTTCTCTATTAAAATCCTTACCACTTTCTTTATCTATGTATATATTATTATATTCTAACTCTTTACTATAATCTCTTAGTGCTTTAATTTGTCTTTCTTCATTTTGTTCCTTTGAACTTACTCTAACATAACCAAAAATCATTTCAACCATTCCTTTCATGATTAACTAATCTATAATTATATTATAACTGTTCATTTTGAGTTAAACAAATTCATTGAACACTTTTTAAGGTGATTATGATAAAAATATATATAATTATCTCTAAATATCTATCATTTTCAAGTGTACTCTTTAGGGCATACCCAAAATGTACACTTAATATTACCAACTTGGAAGAACATATTTAACCATTTTTAAAATGGCTTGTTTTTCCAACTGCTTTATCCTTTGATATGATAAATTTAATTTATCCTGAATTATATAATATCTTTTTCGATTAATATAAATATTTTTTATTATTTCTCTTTCTTCAGGCTCTAATATACTTAAGGCATTATTGATTCTTTTTATCTGAATGTCTTTCTCTAATTTTTGTGCAAGCAATTCATTTTTTCTTTCAAACATCTCCTCAGCTTCAGAATAAACGACATTACTCTTACTTAATCTTATACCTAATGAATTTTCATTCCTTCTACTAATTCCCCCATCCAGCTCTTGAATCTTAAAATCTAATTCTTTAATATCCGCTAATGTTTCCTTGTAGCTTTTAATTCTCTCTACAGTTTCATTCATATTTTTCATTAATTTGACACCTCAAATCTATATTTAAAAATATATGTTAATGTGAATATCCATAAAAGTAGGGTTGTTTTTGACCATAAAAATTATTTTTGCAAGATTCCTGGTGCGTGTTTTTCATGGCTATTTTTTTCTTACTTTTTATATCTTCAAGTTTTTTCACTTCAAACCCTTTAATACCAATGCATTAGAGTATTTCAATTTTTCTTCTACAATACCTTATTATCTATAGGATAAGGTATTACTAATTTTTAATGCATATATTAGTAGATTAATTTTAATTTTCTCTATTATACTTAAGCCCACAAAATAAGGTATTGTATAATAAAAAAATAATAAATTTACCTTTTTCTGATAAATTTATTTAATCCACTAGATGCTTCATGCTTCATTGTTCTAATAGGCCATAAGTATAATTTAGTTATTTCTACAGTACTATGCCCTAACATTTCTTTAACTTTATTAATATCGCCAGTTGTTTCATAAATGTTCATAGCATAACCTTTTCTTAAACTATGTCCTGTTATGCCTTCAACTTCTGATATATCCATTTCATTAGTTCTAGTTGCAATTTTCTTTGCCGCACCTAATATTATCTTTGAATACGATTCTCTTGGTATATATGGTGCATTTCCCGTTTCTTTCACTTTCTTAGAACACTTAGTAGTTCTAAACGCAAAATTTCTGTTCTTTTCACCTTTTAAGTAATCCTCCAACAAAGGTTTTAATTCTGGTATTATTTCAACCTCTCTAGGCTTAACTTTTTTTTCAGCTATTTCCTCTATAGTTATGACTACTTCATCACCATCATCATCTTCAGCCACATATTCATAACCTTCTAATTTTGCTTTTAATGCATTTATTTTCTTTTTTTCTGCAATCTTAAAATAGCCACTCTTTAAAAATCCTCTTAAATCTCCAACCCTAAGATCTACAAGGTCTTGCATTCTATAGCCAGTTGTTAATGCTATATTTAATAATATTACATCTCTTTTAGCTTTATATTCATTTTTACTTTCTTGTAATTGATCCTCTATCCTATACGCCATTTCAGGCGTTAATGGAATAGCTGGGATCTTTTTTCTTTCTTTTTTAGGTTTATTAGATATTTTTAAATTTATCTTTTTTCTTTTCATACCGAATGCACCTGCCTAATTGATCCATTTTTTCTTTTGTATGCAGCATGATCCATGCATTCTTTAAAATTATCTGTTGACTTTTGTTCTTTTATATTTTTAGAACCACAATGAGAACATGAAATATAATTCCCTTTTCTAATGGTATCCTCCACCTCTTCTGTAAGTAATATTGTTTCTTTTTTACACTTATTAATTTTACATACATATGATGTATACATTGATCTCATGTCCTCACCTCTTCTCTATATTAATAATTTTTTGAAAATACTTTCTACTACATTTACAACAATACTATTACCAGCCATTTTATACATTCTACTATCTGATCTATCTTTATTGCTATAAAATCGTTGTTCTAATGCACGTCTAACATTCCAATAATCTTCATCATTAAAACCGGTTAACCGCCAGCATTCAAGTGGAGTTAATTTTCTTATCCTACACTGAACTATTTTCGGAACACTATCTGATCCAGTTACTAGTGTAGGGCTGCATCCTAAATCTGAAAATACTCTTCTATTCATTTCTAACATATTAGGTTTTTCAATGCCCCCAACTTTTAAAAGTCCAAATTTGCTAGGATTCTTAAAGTCTACAAGCTTTCTATTTATGTTATTTATGAAATTCTTTATAGGCATATTTTCTTTGCAGTAATATTTTTCATCGATTACTTTTTCTGTAACCTCACTAAGTGGTATATGAATATTCATTGACTCAGGAAATTCAAACATTCCATTATCAATATCTTTTCTAATTGAAATAATAAAAACTCTTTCCCTTGATTGCGCTGATCTATAGTCCTTACTATTGATTAATTTCCAATATGAGTTATATCCCATATCGTCTAATTCCTCTACCATATTATTGAAATCATTAATAAACATCTTGCTTGTAAGGTTCTTAACATTTTCAGCTATAGCATATTTAGGTTTCTTAGCTTTTATAATTCTAAATGCTTCAAAGAGCAAACCACTTCTAGTTTGCCCTTTAATAATTCCCTTTCGCTTTCCAGCTAAACTAATGTCCTGGCATGGAAATCCATATGTAAGGATATCAAAATCATTTAAATTATTTTCATCAACTTTTGATATATCCCCCAAATTAAGACTTTCATCTACATTATGCAAAATACTATATGCATAACTAGCAAATTTATCAATTTCGCAATAATTTACTAACTCAAAGTCGATATTTAATTTTTCTAATGCTTTTTCAAAAGAGCCTATCCCACTAAATAAGCTCAGAAGCTTTATCTTTTGTTTCTTCATTTGTTTTTCTCCTCTAAATTTTTTCATTCGTAAAAAAGACATTTATATTTTTAATATAAAAATGAGCCCCTATTTAATTTAGTGACTCATTGCTTGTATCTCTATATTTTTTTGTTACTCTTTTGTTGTACAGCTCTGTACTATCATCATTTTTCAACTTTTTAGGAACGTCCCAAGTTAAAATTTCTTCTGGAGCATTAACAATTATATCTCCATTTGAATCTGTCTTATATATACTTGGATTTTTCTTTATGAATGAACCATCTGACATACATCTAGTAGCCTCATAATTAATAGCTTTTTCAGTTTCTTTCTTCTGAAGTCTAACTCTCTTATGCTGTAGCTTATATTTATTAAAATTTCTCTGTATACACTTCTCAACTGACTTAACTTTAAGATTTAACTTTTTAGCTATTTCAGAAGAATTAAGTCCTTCATCAATATATAAAATTTTAACTAGTTCTTTATCTATTTTTGAATTCAAGACCAGTTCCTCCTTAAAAAAGTGTATAGTTCACCCAAACCAAAAAAGGAGACATCCTTTACTTTTTCAATGTTGAATTCTATGTATTATTTATAACATCTATTATATTTCATTAAACTCTTTTTGACTAGCTGACATTTTCCGGACGTTTATAGGACATTTTCCGGACGTTTTCCGGACATTTATAGGACATTCTTAACTTAATTCAATTCTTTTTCTATGCGCCTAATATGCCTATCTGATATACCTATTAATTTCGCAGCTTCTACTTGACCATATCCTTTAACAATTCTTAAATATCTTACTTTATCCTTAGTTTTTTTAAGTTTACTAATATACTCTTTATCTTTTTGCGGATCCGAAAGAGCTACGTCTATCTCTCTCTTTATCGTCGCTCTACGCATAATCTCCCTCCTGTTTCTAAAGCTCATTGTTCTTTAACTCTTATATGGCATTTCTATTATGTATAATTTTTAAACAACTAATTTTCTATACTCATTTTTCAAATTTTCTTGAGACAGTTGTGCATATATCTGAGTCGTGGCCGGAGTAGTATGTCCAAGAATGCCTTGTACACCTTCTATTCTCATGCCACCATTTAAAAGCTGAGTAGCTCTAGTTCTTCTAAACTTATGGCAATGTACTCTTTCCTCAACTCCTGCCCTAATTTTAATCTTACATAGAATTAATTGAAGTGCTCTAACCTTAATATGTTGGTGTATTCCTCTATCCGATATAAATAAATACTCCGATTCTCCAATTCTTGAATTAATATATCGTTGCATGTGTAACTTAGCTTTGGTAGAAAAATAAACTATTCTCTCTTTATTGCCTTTCCCTAAAACCTTTATACTTCGCTCTTGCCAGTTTATATCTTCTAATTTGATATTATCTATTTCCGATATTCGGCATGCTGTGCTATCAAGCAATTCAAACAAACATTTTTCTTTTTCTGTCTCACATGCTTCTCTTAATTTTTCAAGATTTTCTGATGTATATGGCTGCAATATTACACGTGGCACTTTAGTTTGTTTTAACTTAAATGCTGGATTCTTAATAATATATTCTTCTGACTGCAACCATCCGAAGAAACCTTTCAAACTTGTTATATATCCATTAACAGTTGAAGCTTTCATATAATCCTCTAATCTTACCCAAACAGTATCTCCAAAAACTGTTTTTCCATTTGAATACACTATTAAAATAAATCTGTATTGCTCTCCTTTTTCATTTTTAGCATATACATAAATTCCTTGCTCATTTGACTCTATTTTTGTTACTGTAGTAACTATTATGTCATTACCTACTATGTGATATAAAGTTGCTCCAATCTTTAATTTTTCAAACATTTTTACTCACTCCTTCCTTGCAGATTAGTATGAAGTAGTATTTTTTATAAATAAAATACCGTAATATTCAATGAATATTACGGTATTATTTATTATTGTGCTTTTAGATTTTCAATTGCTTTTTGTGATGTTTCTAATGATTCATCAAATAAAACAATACTCTCCTTTTCATATTCCTCTTTGAGATCAAAAAATTTCTTAGAATACGCTTGGAACTTTTCCTCTTCCAATGGTGTTGTACATGTTCTATAGAACAGTATTTCTCTTGACAAACTACTTAAATAGGTACAGTATTTCATCATATTAGAATATGATTCACTATTACTTTTCATATTGTACCAAACTGTAACTGTTGATGCTAATGTGCTAGAAATGAAAGCAATAGAAATTGCACTTTCATTCAATTTTAGACCTAATAAAATAGTTGTGAGAGTTGTGAAAACTATTTGAATATTTCTTACCCTTTTAATTTCCCTTCTCTTTATTTCTGCAATAGGAATTCTTTTTTCAACAGTAGTAAGAATAACATCTAATAAATAATCAAATTTTTCTTCAATAGTCATATTTTCTCCCTCCTAATAATAAATCTAGTAAAAATTATAGCATGTATACTGTAACTTTTCACTAAATTATAGTATTTATTGTAAATAATTCATCATAATACCGCACTCTTCAATTTTCAAAGAACGTTTTTTATTAATTGCTGCGTCAAATTTTACAAACTACTTTTGATTGTAGATAGTAGAATTAATCTATTGAGATTTCTTTTTGAATAAAGAACAACACGTAGAAAGCCCATCCATAAACCTACAGTAATTTACACTTTCTGAATTATCGCAATCACCTTCTTCGCTAATTGAACTGCATTTATCACATGCTACAAAGCGTTCTTCACATTCCCTCGATTCTTCGCACGTTTTATTGATATCATATTCACATTTCATGTTACCTCTCCTTATTTTAAAAATTGCGTACTACTTATTCCTTGTAAGTGGTTCGTTTTTCCACCATCTTTTGTTTGTGCATTCACTTTCTAGCCATTTAATCGACCCTGTATCTTTAACTTCTTTCTGAAACTCTCTTACTTCTTTCCTTGGATGGTTAGGAAATTCAAGAAGCAAAGCTAAAGAATCCACTGCTCTTTCTTTTGTCCCAAAATAAACTTCATAATTTGTCATTGTTGCTCTACCTCACTTTCTAACTAAAATTACATAAAAAAATACCGCAAATTCATTTCTGAATAATACGGTATTTAAATTTTTTCATATTAGTAAATTTTTATTACATCACAAAAAGTATCATCAAAGAAATTTTCCTCTAAATTACAGTACTTTATTATATCTTTTTTATCTAAATCTATATTTATCAAAATATCTTTTTTAGTAAGAACATTCTTTTCAATTAATAGTTCGATAACATCTTCAAATAATCTAGGCTTTTCTGCTACTATTCTATTATCTAGCGGTTCATTTTTTCTCCAGTTATTAAAACTGATTCTTTTTTGAAAGTATATGTACTTCTCATCAGAAATAACTTTTAAATCTTTACACTTTCTAACCAATAATTGTATTGATACTTTCCACTTTTCCTTTAATTCTATAAATCTCTCAAAGCCTAAAGAATAGTCCTGAATATCTTCCAAAAAAACTTCACTTGGATACAAAAACTCAGATGCAAACAAATCAGCATCCTTCTCTATTATTTTATCTTCAAAATCATCAATCTCTATATTCTCATGCAAAATCAAATGTCCTAACTCATGTGCTAAATCAAACCTACTTCTAACTGCACACTCTTTATTACCACTAATAAATATATAGTTGTTCTCATCTATCTTTTGAGAAAATGCATCTGTTTTATCTTGATTTATATATTGCCTACTTATTATGAAGCCATTAACCTGCAATAAGTATGCTAAATTGTCTATAGGCTTATTTCCTATTCCCCAATGTTTTCTTATTTCCTTGCAGACATCTATTATAGTTTCTTTTCTATAATTATAACTCTCACCTTTTAATATATCACTTAAATCAGGTAATTTAATACTAGGCAATTTAACAAACTGTTCAAAATACTTAACTATCTCTTTATCAAAAATATTTATTTCTTCTCTTAATAGTTCCTTTGTTTTTTTAGGAATATCTTTACTCCTAAAAAAAATTATTTTATCACTATTGCTCTCTACTGGAATTTTATAAAAGAAACTCAACGGCAAATCTAAAACTTCACTTAATTTCAATAAGTTTACTGTATTTAAACTCATACTATCTTTTTCACAATTAGATATTGCTTGCCTTGTGACTCCAATTTTTTTACCTAATTGTTCTTGTGAAAATCCTCTTAAAACTCTACCTTGCTTAATTCGCTTCCCATACACTTTTCTTTCTGATATACTCATCATATTCCTCCTGTGCCGTCCCACTTACAGCACAAAATATTATCTTAATTCTATTTTATTTCTAAGAGATTCGCCTTTATTTTCTCCTATTTCATTTTTTAACGATTTATCTTCTGGAATTATTTTATCTTCTGTTAAAATAATTGGAATATCTACCGTATGAACTATTTTATCGGCATTATCACTTAAAAATATGATTTGCATATTTTCTAGATTGCTATCACTACCTAAGTTATATGCAAGTATTCCATAATATTTTGCACCTAAATTTACTTTTAATTCATTTAAATTTTCCTCTAAATCATAATTTATTATTTCTATCTGTGGCGTTAATCCATTATTTAATTTAGAGTATTGCTTCATATAATCTTTTGGTTTTTTCCATAAAATATCAACATTTTTTGTGGATTTAATAGTTAATATAATATTTCTTATTTTTATTACTGGTATTTTTTGAGCTAGTATCACATCCGCACTAACTCCATCTGGCCAAAATTCTTTTTTATTGCAAATTATATTCCCTATCTCTCGAATCTTTGAAAACCCTTTAGATGCTGGATATGTTTCTATCTCATATCTTTCGCCCAAATTGGTTCTCTTTTTGTGTTGTAATATTCCTTCCTTAAATACCATATTTAAATATTTATGTAGATTCGAGCTGTTAAGTATTTTGCTAACTTCATTAACATTATCCTCTAAATACTCTTTGTTATTAATCACATCATCACCTCTTATAAAATCAATTATATAAATAATAATATGATTTCTTTCCTTTTTTGTCAACTAACTAAATCTTTTTATTCAAAATTTGATAGCAAAACCTTTAAACTTATTATTTTAATACCATATCATTTTATTCAATTTTCAAAGAACATTTTTTATTTTAATTTACTACGTCCAATTTACAAACTACTTGCCATTGTAGAATTACATATTATTAATTGCAATAATCGTATTTCTTAGCCTTGTATTTACTGTCTTTAAGTACACGACCTCCGATTCCGTACCTTTTCCCTGTTATACCACAACAAGAGCACTTCATTGCATCATATGAACCATTTCTATTTCTTAAAGTTACAAGATTTGTCTTTTCCCATTTATGTTTTAACTTTGGTATGGAATCAGAATCAATAATTTCCGCATCTACTAATTCTCTTGCTGATTCACCTTGTTTTAATGTACTATTAAAACTATTTACCATATTTTCAGCATATTCTTTAGGTTCTTTTGAATCGTCTATATCATATTTTTCTTCCCAAACATAATCACTACTTACTTTTTTATTTTCATTAATATCTTCATTTTCAAACCTCCTTTACTACATCAAATTTACAGATAATTTTTATTACCAAGTTTTAAGATATTCAGCTGCATCACCTTTTTTAACAAACATTCCTTTGCCCATTGCTCCAACATTGCGATAAAATGTTCCGCAATCATCTATTCCATGTAAATATTTATTAAAACCATCTGTAGAATATTTTGTAACTATACCTTTTACTACTTTGCAACCAGTAACATTGTATATTGTGCTGCCAATAGCGGGTAATTCTGATTCAATATTCTTTAAATCAAAAATACTAATTTGATGATACATTACTTTCACCACTCCCTTTCTACACAATATCTATAAACTACTTGCCATTTTATACGTTCTGCATTAATATTGCCTTTTCCAAAGAACTTTGACGATCTTATATTTCTCCCTAATAGTTTTAATTAATGATCTTACTTGTAATCCTGTATCTTCTCCATTTAAGTGCCAAGTACCATAACTTTCTCCAGGTACTTGTAAATATCTACACTGTATTTTTTCATCATCACATTGAAGATTAACTTTACAATGTGTCATAAGCACTAAATTTACATTATCTCTTTTGCTCATTGATCTCTACCCCACTATTCTCTATTTTTTTCAAATTCAATTACCCATACCCAAGGATTTCCTTCCCATGTTTTCGGCCACCTATAACATTCATTCCATAATTCATGAAACCCATCTATATAATTATCTTCCTTTTCACCATGTTTAGCCTTACTGCTATATATTGAACTATAATAAGCCTTTCCAGCGCCTTCCTTCATTGCATCTTCTTCTGTTATATCCTGAATTCTTTCAGCTTTTATTGATACTACTTTAAGAAATATTCTTGCTGCATCTTTTGGCATATGAATTGATGGAATCCAAACATTAAATTTGCCTCTATCTTCGTTTCCCCAATATCCAAATTGGGGTGGTCCATCAACTTTATAGACATATCTATCCTTACAATATCCATCTGGTAACCAATGATCTGCATATGTTTCTCTCACATATAGAATATCTCCAACCTTATAAGGCTTCTTTATTTCTTCCATTGCTATTAGTTTGTGAGTTGTAGTACCATTGGGATTTTTTATAGATGCTGGTATATCATTTTGAACATATACAAGTCTTTTACCATATTTATTCTCAAACCAATCAACATTAGCATTTTCATATTTCTTTTTTATAATTCTCCTGGTGCAAGTCTTTCTATCTTCAATAATTGCTTTGACCATTTCTGTATTGAATAAAATTGGCTTTTCCAATATTCTCCCTCCGATCTATGTATTATTTGTTACTTTGATTTACTCCCCTTTGGTACATCCTCTAATAATTCTTTTTCATCCATTTCAAAAGTTTTACAATAAGTTTTCATTCCTTCATAAATAAAATATTGTTTTTCATTAGAATCGACAAGCTTACTTGCCTCTTCTAGTAAATCAAATATTGTATCTAATGCATTTTTAAATGGATCTGTTTCAAATTCATCTTCATCCATTTCCATAGGTATATTTTTAATCTTTTCTTTTAAACTTTTTAATTCTTCTAATAATTCCTCTAATTCCTTATAAGGCATTGTTACTGTTGCATTTTCTAACATGTTATTTCACCTCTTCTGCAAAATATTGGCACATTGTTATGCCGTCCTTACCTTTACACCACTTACAGTCATCATACTTACATGATTTTGTTTCATGTAATCCACATTTCAGACATATACAATTTTCCTTACATTCATTCATCTATATCATCTCTCTTTCTAATATCCAAATAACTTACTATCATCAAATAAAAACTTTTCTCTACTCCTATTTTTTAAACGTCTATCAATATTTACTTCATTAAATTTCATATTTCTATTAGCTTCCAGAATACTTTTATACTCTATTAAGTGCTTTTGATAAGTTGATTGTTTTATTCCTAATAATTTATAATTTTCATTTTCATTAATATCATTTAAAACTTGTGGATTTTCTTCAAAGAATTTAAATACTAATTCTTTCTTAATCATTAAGCCTCTTCCTTATTTCTTAAATATTTTTATTATCTAAGAAGAGAGCTACATCTAAAACTCTCTTCAATTTACTGCAGTAACCTTAATATTAACAATCCGTAATCCCTGCTAACACTCCTAGTCCTGCAAGCTTTTTATTCTACACTTTTCCCTCTAACCACTTAACACATGTTTCATGTCTATTTTCTTTTTTACATGCAGCAGCTAAGTCACAAATTCCCGCACATCCATTTCCACCTTGACATACACTGCAGAAAAAATACGCCAGTTCATCGTCATTCATTTCTCTTATTGTTTCACCCATTGTTTTACTTACATAGCTAGGTATTTTCTGCAGCACTACTTCACCAGTTGCTACATTTACAATATCATTTTCAATAATTTCTAGAGTATTGCTCTCCTCATAGCCTTTCTGAATTGGTAAATCTTCTATTTTCTCTTTAACATCTTTTATAGATATATTGCCCTTTTCCTCATATTCTTTTAATATTTCTTCTTGCTGATCCTGTGGTAATTTAGAAAGTTCATAGGCAGTTGAAATATTTACTTTTTCTTCTTTAAACTCTTGTTTAAAATCTTCTGTTAAATTTTTAGATATTCTCTCCATCCTTGCAATTTGTGTAGGTG